TGCCATATTTAACTCCTATGTTCTTGGTCTTGATGGTAGACCTGATCTATAGCCATCTGTGTTTTCTCTTGCTTCTCCAAAGTCTTTTACTCTTTCCATATATTGCATATACAATTTATCATAGTTTTGTATTACGTCGGGCTCACCTTTCATAAATGTATATGCCTCTATAAGAGAACCATAAAGCAATGCAAAAGGTGCATTTGTACTAACCCAAGTTGTACCATCGTCTGCTCCTGCGGTCAAACTAGCAGGCCTATAATAATAGTGTAATTCAACAGTGTAGTTTGCATCTGGAGTCGGTGCTAAAATAAAATTATTTACATCAAATTTAGCATAGTATTTAGGTAATCCTGTTGTAGATGCACTAGGAGAATATTCTCTTAAAAAGTTTACATCCTTCTGCAAAAGAAAACTTTCAGATCCAGCAGAAGTTATTTGTAAAGAAAATGAACTTAAAAAATCAGCAGGAACACTTAAATAAGGATCAGATGTTGTAACAGCACTTGTTACATTCTTTCTGAATATATCTAAGTCAATACTTTTGAATATTTTTTCTTCGGCAGCTTTAATAAAATTATTAAGTTGTGAGACAAAAACAGTTTCATCATTGTCTGTATAATCTTGTATGGCTGTCTTTAATGTTGCTAATGTAAAACTCATATCATGCACTCACCGTGATTGGACCTGCAGTGGCTCGACCACCACCTCCTACAATACCACCTATTGTAGCCGTTTCTCCATTAGCTGTAAATGTATAACTATCTGTATTAACAACTGTAATACTGTATCCTGAAGCTTGCTCTAAAACAGCTTTTGTAAATCCATCAAAGCCATATACCGTCCTAAATCTAACTGTATCTCCGGTGGTTCTTCCATGACCAAATTCTCTTACAGTTATAAGACCAGACCCCGCCTCGTTGGAAGTAAACGGATTAAGAACTAAAAGAACTTGTACAGGGTTTTCTATTCTACTAGGTCTAGAATCTCGTAAAGCTTCTGGATCGGATACGGTTCTAAAAGGACCTAATTGAGGGTGTTTAGCTTCAAATTCATCAGGTCCTACTAAAGATCCGTTCCATTCTTTTTTTAAATCTCGATATTTATACCTCATACCAGATCTATCTGATATTCCATAGGCATGTTTTCCTTTAGCAAATTTAGCCATGCTTCTTATAATCCATCTTGATTTTTTCTTCTAAATGACTAATTAAAATCTTTCTCATATTCTCTGCTCTTTGTCTGTCTGTAAAAGAATATTCACGAACATCATCCTTACTTAACGTAATAGAAAAGTTATAAAAAGCTCCAGACTTTTTTATTGTTGAAGCACTACCAGAAGCTATCTTACTAGTATTAACTAAGGTTCCAAATTTTGTTTCTATTATATTTGTCATTAGTTAGACCTTAAATATGAATATTGAGGACTTACCGTGAAACTAGACCTATCTCGATCTTCTCCTATTGCTCTTTCAAACTCTTCTTCGTAAATAGCTTTTAACATTTGGGTTCTTTGAGGAGCTTTTTTTAATGAAAGATAATACGCTAAACCTGCCGACAAACACGGATAAAATCTAAAAGGAATGTCCATAGTATTTGTTTGAGAATCAACATCTTCTATTCTAGTAAGAGCATCATAGTAAATAACATCGGTGCTGTTTTCAGGAGTAGGCCAAATTTTTAAATTAGGGGTTATCTGTCTATCAAGAAAAAATTGAGTAGGTCTACCTGTGGTAGCTTTATTAGGTATGGCTAAATCATCTGATCGACTAATCCTTGTCATAGAAAAATCAGTACCAGATCGCCTTACAACTAAGTTAAGAACATCGATTACATCTGTTCCTAAAGAATATTCTCGATCTCCTGATGTAAGTGCTTGCGTTCTTTGAGATATAGTCCACTGATTTAATCCCCTATTTGCCCACTCTGCAAACATGAGGTTTAAAGATCTTCTAGCTGTAGTTAAATCATAACCTGTTCTTACTTCTAAGCCGCATCTTTCAAAAGCTTCTTCTATGTATTCTGCGGCATCTAGCTCAAAATTTGTGGAATTAGATGTTGCCATATTAAGTCCTTACCCTTGTTTGTTTACGTCTATTTTCCATAACAACCCCACATCCTCTTGCAACAATAGCGCCTTTTTTTGTTTTACCGTTGAAGGGTCTTTTGGCCTTAGTAGAAGGAACTTCCCCACCAAGAGCCATTTTTGTAACTTTTGCCGCCTTGGTATTAGAAACAAAAGTTTTACCTTTTGAACCTTCTTTTTTCTTTTTCTTAGCAGTAGAAGCTCGTTGAGACTGCGATAAGCTGTTAGCTTTAGATCTAGGTAAACATCTATCAGGATTTTTCTTATCTTTTGAAGTACCACATTTACCTTTAATCTTACCGTCTGTACCTATTCGTACCCAATCTTGTTTTACCCAATCTTTAAGAGCACCCATTATTTTTTCCTTTTTGATCCTTTAGCATAATTAGGGTCTTTGCAATACTTAGAAGCAGCCATATTTGCGTAAGCGCTTGGATATGTATCAAAAGTACGTTTAGCCCACGCTTTTCCAGCTGGGCATATCTTACTGCCTTTGCTTTTAGCCGCACCACCTTTTTTAAAATAAGTTACTTGAAGTTTAGATGGTTTAGGACCTGTTTTTACTTTGCTCATCATGATATTAACTCTTGCACTGCTGCTGCTCCTATAATTAAAACAGCTAACCCCCACATACGAATATCAAGTCCCTTTAAATGAGCTTTTTGATCATCTAATCGTTCTTCTATTCTTTTGTATCTAAGGTTACATTCGGCCTCATGTTTAGCTAGTTCAAACATGACTTGTTCGGTAGTCAACTCTTCTTTTTTAACTCTTCCTCTAGGCATCAGCACTTCCACCTTCTTCTAGCTTGTCGTAAACGACTGTTTGGATCCTTAGCTGCTTTTGGAAATTTTTTCATTTGTCCGGCGCTTCTTGCACAGTATGATTTCCTTCTTTTGGCAGCCACACTTCCTTTTTTTACTTTACCTGTAACAGCGGTTTTTAGTTTACTTCCAGGGTTTTCTCTGCGGTATCTAGCAACTCCAGCCTTAGTCATTCCCGCTCCAGATTTAGTGGAGCGGAAATATTTTTTAGTTTTGGGAGGTTGCTTGTCTCTCTCCCTAGTCATAGCTCTTTCTCATTTCAAGAGTAATAGTGTATGTATCTCCTACTGAATGTCCGACAGTAGTAAACATAATATCTCCTGTTTTTCCAGAACCTGCATTATTAGGTAGGCCTCCAAAGCTTGTATAATCGTGATAACCGCTTTGGTTTTCACCTAGTTCAATTATAAAAGCATCGGATGTGGCATCAAAAAACAATCTTGTTTTCATACCAATACACTGCCACCATATCTTTTCAATAGTAACAGCTGTGCAAGATTGACCATGACTATTTGAGGTTAAAGCACTCACATCTACTTTTTTTACAGCTGATTCTCCAGTACCGTCAGAAATATTCGTAAATTTCTGTATGACTTTCTTATCGCCGTCAAAAATAGTTTGAGAGGTTACTGCATCCGCCATTTAACCCTCCTATTATTGATCACCAAAAGTTGGTGCTGTGGCAGAAACTACATTACCCCAAACATACCAGTTTGTTGAATCTTTAGCTGTAATGTTTATTTCCATTATACCAAAGTCAATTAAAGTAAGTTTTGAGTTTGAGTTTCCATCTGAATACACAGACACGTTATCCGCATTTGTATCTAAATGTTGTACGCCGCCAATAAAAAAGTTTGTGTCAGAACCTGTGTCGATAATAACATTTTCTGTCTCTTCTGCTGCACCACCATATATTAATTTGAAATTAGCACCTGCAACTGGGCTTGGAAGTGTTATTGTACGGTTAGCTGTAACAGCTGGAACAACCAAAATTCTTCCACTATGTGTTGCATTGTCAAGTGTTTTATCTTCGTCACCTAACGCAACAGGGGCACCCCCGTAAGTGGTTACTTCTGTTATAGTTCCTGTAGTAGTATTTTTACTTACAGCTTTAATGGTAGATTCAGATCTAATAGGACCTGAAAAAGTTGTATTAGCCATGTTTATCTCCTTGTCGTGGCAAATGTCAGTTACCCCATGTAACTGTCAAGGTTTAGTTTATTATACACAAAAAAAGAAGGGCGGCAAGTGCCGCCCTTAAAACTGGTGCATTAATTTGCTTGGAGGCTACGCTGCACCAGGTGTTCCGAATAAACATCTCCAGTCTGAAAAACCGAAGCTGTATCTTTCTCTTGCCTTAAAACGCATATTTCCAGTGTCAAAGTCACCTTCCATAGCTGTCTTAATAGCTGATCTGTTAAAGTATTTCAAACCGTTTGGAGCATCTGTCTTGATAAAGAATGCATCTGTATCAGTTAAGAAATGGTTTACAACGGCACCTTCCGGTAACATTCCCATGTTCTTAATTGCGTTTGCATCGTTATCTGCAGTTCCCGGTCTTAAATTACTGTTTAACACTCTTTCAGCAATAAATTGTAATTCTTTTGGAATTATCAACTTAGTACCTCTTACAGCAATTTTTAAGCCTCTCTCATCCTGTAAACCAGCAATGTCAATCAAAGCTTGCTCTAGCGAAGTCTCGTTTAAGTCTGCCGCTGTTGCTAATATGTTACTTTGAGTACCACTGATTGTTGGGTGAGCGTTACTTAGTAAAGCAACTCCATCGCCTCCTGCAGAAGCTCCTGCAGTAAAAGCGTTGTTTAACACAGCTGCAGCTTTAATTTGCTTTGTCTGTGCCATGGATCTTGCTAATGCTTTTGTGTAACGACCTGCAAGTCTGTCATAAAGATTATCCTCGATAGCTTCTTCTGTGATTGAGAAAGCTAAAGCAATAGTCTCATGTGTGTATCTTGCAGTGAAGGTTTCTTGTGCGTCATCGAAGCTAATCGCTCCACCCTCTGCTTTAGACGGTGCAGTTGAAAAGCCTGCTAACATCACTTCTTCTTCAAACGCTCTATCTGATGATTCCTCATCAAATATCTCTGCGTGTTCGTTTTCATAACGATCGTACTCTAGACCAAACAGGGCGTTAAGTCCAGGTTCTAGCTCTTTCGCTAATTGTGCTCTTGATATAGCCATTGTTTAAACCCTCCCTATATACCTGTTGTAGCGAAGGTACCAACCGCCGCACTTGTGTTAAGATTATAGTGACCGTTCAATCTTACGATATACTGATGACCTAATGCAGAATAGTCTGAATTAGCCGCATCTTCGTAAAGACCAACAATCCTTACATCAAGTGTATTAGTTGTAGCAGCTGNACTGATATCTAGCATATCACTAGATCTACCAGTAGCTGTACTACCGTTATTTACACTTGCCATATCACAGTTGACAAAAACATCTGCAAGAGCTGTTGCTCTATCAGTGTTTGTACCATCTGCAACTACAGCATAAAGTTGAAAAGGATCGTCATAGACGAATGCTTTCACAGGGAAATCTGTGTCCACACTTACTGCGTTTGCTCCCGGCCAATAGTTTTTAAAAGTAGTTTTACCAGTAACAGAGTCAACAAACTCTACGCCTGCTAATACACCTAAAGGAGATATCGCTTGATCAGAGATAATGATAGTTCCTGTAGCAGCAGGACACACGATCCCGCCATTGTATATAGCTGTTGCATAGTNGCTTGCAATCTCGTACTGTGTTGTGGCGTTATTATTTGGGTTGCCACCTACCTTTCCTATCGGACGAAGACCATAACCAGCTGTTAGATTATTTGCCATTTATTTTACTCCAATAATGGGGCCATCCTATTGTTTTTTAGGACCGCCAAAGGTTACACGAGATTGACGATCTGGTCGATTGATCGTCATAGTTGAATGTGCGTTTTCTCTCATCATATCTGAATCCACTGCTTGCATCTGATCTGCTTTCCTTTGATTAAAGTAAGCTGTTCTTTCTGCAATAGTCTCAACAGGCATACGAGCTAAAACTAACCCACCTACTCCGAAAACACCTTCATATTTACCCGAATCTACTATAGGGGCTTCAAAATCTGGGTATTCATCTGCTCTTACGAGCTCCCAACCTTCTCTAAGTTTTGCGGAAACATTCTTGGTGTCATTGAAACCACGAGTTTCTGCTCTTACCCATCGATGTTTAAAGCCATCTGGTGCGGGTGGTGCATCCAGCATGGATGGTGGAGCCCACGGCTTACGCGC